GTTGCTGCTCAGGTCGAGTTCATAGTCGGTGCTAACAGTCAGCGTCTGCTGTGTGCCGTTGCCGTCGTAGTACCGCACTCGCGGCATGGCGTAGGCATAGCCGTCCGTAGTGGCGACAGCCGTCACCGGACCTCGAGGTAGTTCGATGGGCGATCCGACATAGGTATCAAAGTTGTAGCGCCATGTGCGGCGCATGGTCTCGTATGGGGCATTAAAGAACCTCGGTTGCTCCAGTGGCCCACCGGGGAACGTATCGAGCGTCATGCGCCACGTGGTGCGCACTAGCGACCGACGAGTGAACCGCTCGACATGGTCTCGAGCGGCACTGATGAGCCCGCTAATAATGTCATCGTCTGTCGAGTTGTCCTGCCGGAGCCAGGACTTGGCTGTCGCCAAGGTCACTGGCTCGCTTGCGCATGGTGTCAGTACGGAGAGTGCCATGGGTGCTTATCTCCGTTCCTTGATCCTCGAGCGCTTAGACTCGCCAGTCTCAGGGTCTGAGACGATAGCGATTGCATAGCCGGCGTCCACCAATCGCTTGGCTTCGGCCTCTTCGACCTCTAGGAGGTCGCCCGGTCTCCATGACAAGGTGTCGCTTGCCAAGGAGACGAGTAGTTGGATTTTCATGCTGCCTCCGATTACGCCTGGGTGAGCAGGCGGATCGCGGTGGACATGAGGACCTTGGCGTCGGTACGGAGGAATGCGGTGAACGCAACCTGACCGTACTCGGCGTAACGCTCATCGAGGCGGACGATCTGCACATCAAGCGCATCACGGATGATGTACTTGCTGAAGTCGCCGAAGAGGACAGTTTTGGCGGTCGTTGCGATCGACGATGCCATCGAGTTGTTGATGATGACCGGGTAGCCGAACAAGCGGTCTGGCTCACCGACGATGTACGACTCGCTGAAGATCGGCCGGCCCAAGGTGTCTTGGAGCTTGCGGATAGCAAGTAGTACGTTGTCGTGCATCATGAACTTGGCGTCCACGCGATAAGCGCGGTCCACACTGTGCACGAGCCCGAGCAGGTCGTTGACTGCGATGGCGGTGGCCGATGCTGCGGTGACGCCAGCAGTAGCACCCGTCACGAGACCCTGTGGCTGGCTGGAGCCAGTACCGGTTGTGAAGTGGTCAGCCTGAATGCGGCCCAGACGTTCGCCGAGCATCTTGCCAAGAAGGCTTGGGATGTCGACGATGCTGTCCTGAAGGAGCTCGATCGAGCATAGGACCAATTTGGAGGAGTACTTGTAGCTGTTCAGCGTGACCTTGCTGAACGCCAGATCCTGCGCGTTGAACGCAGTGTTTTCCGCGATGATCTCACCTTTGTTAGTGGTGTCGTTCATCGTCGGGATGTCGTATGGGTTGCCCGTGGAAGTACGGATAACCTGAGCGACTTCACGCACGTTCGCGTAGTACAGCAACTGTTCTTCGAGCGCATCGCTCAGAGTGGTCTGAACCAAGTAGCCACCACCGCCTGCGGTGCCGACCGACTGAGCGCGATGCTCTTCAGTTTTGGCGCGGGCGATAGCGTCAGCGCGACCGGTTGGAGCCTTCGTCCACAGGTTGGCGAAGATCGAGCGGGTCTGGAGGCCGAGCCCTACGCGCTCTGCTGCCGATGCGTGCTCGTTGGTGGTAAGGCCAGTCGGCTGCAGCGCCCAGCCACGCAGTGCGTTGCTGTGGTCGGCATGAGCACGACGGTCGTTGAGGTCGCTCACGTAGGCTGGAACGCCCACTGGCATACGTGGAGCCTTGGCGCGGCCTGCTGCATTGCGGCGCAGGATGGTCAGGCGAGACTCGAGACCCTTGATGGACTTGTTGTTCTGCTCTTCTGCGACAACGGCGGGAGTTGCTTCGTCAACTTCGGCCATATCTTCGTCTCTATCAGCGGCGACTGCTTCTTCGACTGCTGACACGCGAGCATCGAGATCGGCAACCTTGGCGGTCAGCTCGACCCACATGCCCTGCTCTTCTGGCGTCAGCTCGCGCTTGGCGAGAGTCTCGATCTTGCTTACGAGAGACTTGCGCTCTTCGATAAGTTGATCGATAATAGCGGCTCGTTTCATATCGGACTCCTAATGAGGTAATTGAACCATATGCGTAACATATCGCCGACACGATCAGCGCGAAGAGCGCCGATAGCGTGCCAACCAGAGCTGACGATCACGGAACGACATCATGCCGGTCCGCATCGACCTGAGTGCCGCTGTCGTGTCCGGATACGCAGGCACAGCGACTACCGAGACTTCATGGAGATTCACATCGTTGAGCGTGCGCAGGCGCTTGACACCATCGGAGCCAGGGCCCCACGAGTCGCCACCATCTGGCACGCTGAAAGCGAACGACATTTGGGATATGTCGCCACGCTTGAGTAGCTCACGCAGGTCTCGGGCATAGCTCGTGTCCGGCAGGTCGATCTCGACCCCCAAGCCCTTCTCGTCGCTTCGCAGCCTGAGCGTGCCGGCTGACATCCGCCCGATCACCATCGAGTCGTCGTGGCCGATGAGCGCACGCACATCGACTCCATCCTTGATGGATCTCTGGAATGCGGTACTGGCCACGACCTCGCGGAAACCGCCAAGGTCCTCGCTCATCGGACCGTATACGGCCGCATAGCCGACGACCTTGTTACCGTCGGCCTGAACCGTTCCACCTGCCCTGATCTCGATCATGGCTGCGCTCCTGGTGTGCCGATGGGTCGCCACTTGATGCGCCAGCCGTGCTCGCCACCGGGTACTTCCGGAGGCACTAGCTCGCGCTCTCGCTCGATGCCACAGATGCGGCACCGGTTGGTGCTGCCGTGCTCGCATGACATGATCTGGTGCTCGGTCATCGCGGCAGCCAGACGCAGCACAGACTCGTGCGTGATAGGCAGGTCGTTGGTCTCGTCTGGTTCGTCGATGGAGTTCTCACCTGCCGTGGTTGGGGTGTCCGAAGGAGTGGCGGAACCCACGGCAGGCGAGGATGTCGGTGCGCTTGGTCCGGTCGGCGCGTTGATCGGTTGCATGTTCAGCGGCTGCATGTAGACATCGCCACCCTCGATTGGTTCTAAATTCTCCTTGGCTCGGATCTCATTAACACTCAGCCATCCCCAGTTACGCCCCACAGCGTATGCCGCGTAGCGTGCCGATTGATCGGCTCGCAGCAGATCCTCGATCTGGTGCTCAGCGTAGTAGCAGCTCTGCTCGTAGGTGTTGAGCAGCTTGGCCCGGACCTCTTGCTCGATGCGGATCAGCCATGGGCGCAAGGTCTCCGTGAGGAAGACCATGTTCTCCATCTCCATCGTGGAGTATGACTGGCCACTGCTGTCTCGAAGCTTGCTGAGCGGGATGTTGAACCACCGAGCCACCTCGGCCAGTTGGAACTGGCGGGTCTGAAGGAACTGCGCATCCTCCGGCGGTATGCCCAGAGCGTTCCAAGTCATGCCCTCCTCGAGGACTGCCACGCGGTGTGAGTTGTTCACACCTTGGTGCATGCGCTCGAAGTCTGCGCGCAGCCGGCCGCGAGCATCGTCGCTGAGCCTGCCGGGATGGGTGAGCGCGCCAGATGGGCGAGCACCGGCACCGAAGAACTTGGCGCCGAACCGTTCCGCTGCCATCGTCAGGCCGATGCTCTCACGGGCCATCTTGATAACAGAATAGCCGATCAGGCCATCGAACCCGAGGCCTTTAATGTGGAACACATCACGGGCCTGCAGGACTCGCCTGCCAACCTGCGGCTGCATGTACTCGTAGTTCAGCATCTCGCTGAATGGATTGCGAACGACTGTCATCCAGTCAGGGCGCAGTATCTTCAGCTCGAGGACGTTGCCGGCTGAGTCTCGCTCTATCTCGGCGAACGCGTTGCCGTAGAGTAAGACGTGGTGCATTAACGTCTCAGTCCACACCAGTGCGGAGATCTCGCCACACGGCTGGTGCAGCAGGATCTCATAGAGCTGGTGATCGCTGGCACGCTTGCGGGCACCGTTCGGCTCTCGCTCATACAAGATCAGCGGGAGCGATGCGACCGTCTCTGATATGACGCGCACGGCAGACCATACGCCGGCAGACTGAAGAGCGATCGACTCGGTGACGACAACCCCGGCATCGGAGCCGTGGCCGCCGAATAACGTGACGAGTGCAGGATCCCGCAGACTATACGTCGCGCGAGACTCCAGACCTATGAGAGACTTGAGACGATCGATAATGCGCATGTCTCGAGACTACCGATGCGCATGCACGATCAGCGCCAGACAGCGATGCCCCACGACCGATAGGTGGCACCCATACGATCGATGTCATGCCACGACCGCTTCCACAATGGCTTCGGCTGGTCCATGGGCCCCTCGGCGGGATCCTGATAGTGGATGCGATCGAACTCCACGCCAGCGACGACCACGTAATGTCCGACACCCGATGCGCTCACGAGGCAGATCACCGGCCTGCCGATGGTGGTATGGTGGTGCAGATCCTGCAGGCTCATCTCCCCCGATATCACTCGGAGACCTACGCCACGCAGCATCGACTCGATAGCCCGAGGGTCGGTGCCGTTGATGACATTGCAGGACAACGGAGCCAGATCGCCCGGAGTGACACGCCTGCGCAGGTGCTTTAGGACAGTCAGGACTGCCGTATATCCGCAGTCGTGCTGTGCGTTCTGCCTGAGATCGGGGAGAGCAATCATAGCATCGATAGCCCTCGGCCTTCATAGACGCTGGTGCCAGCAACCTCGCCGATCCTGCTTCTGGCTGTGGCCATGATCGCAGCGATGGCCACGTCGATCTTCTCGGTGCTCTTGCCCTTCGATGGCTTCACGTTGCCGGCCGAGTCCTGCTCGATGACGGCATTGCCCAGGCACCACCGCAGGACGGGGTGGCCATCGTGGCGGATCCGCTTCTGCATGATCAGCGTCTCGAAGTCCTTGGAGGCGGGGGACATGCTCGCATAGCCCTGACCGAAGGCCACCACCGACAATCCATCCATCTGGAGCTGCTGCGCCAACTGTGCGGCGTTCCAGCGGTCGATGGCGATATCACGGATCTGATACTTCAGGCCGAGCTCGGTGATGCGGGACCGGATCAGCTCGTAGTCGATCACATCCCCATCGACTAGCTCGATGTGCCCTGCTGCCGCCCACTGGTCGTATCTCGTTTTGTTGCGGCGCTCTCGCTCCCGCAGGCAGCCCTTCGGAGCCCAGCAGAACGGCAACAGCCAGACCTGATCGTCGATAGGGAACGCCAGCACCAAGGCCGACAAGTCCGTGGTGGTCGACAGGTCGAGCCCGGCCCAGCATGGACGACCAGCGAGGTCTGGCATGTCGCCCTTACATGCGTCCCACCTGTCCAGTGCCACCCAGCGGACGCTGGATTCTGTCCACTGGTTGAGATGCAAACGGCGGAATGCCTGCTCCCTCATCGGTGATGCCTGAGCCTCAACAACGCTCTGGGCGAAGTACTCTGGCCTGACGCTAACGCCATAGCCGGGGTTGGCCTTGCGCCATGTCGCCTCGAGTCGCCAGTCGTCGCTGTCTGGCGCACCGTATAGCACCGGCAGGAACGTCGGATCGACGATGGTGCCGTCTGTCACGCCTCGAGCGTAACTGTGGAGTTCATAACACAGAGACTCTCGATCGTAGCCTGCCGTGGTGAGCGCCACGGTGAGCGGGTTCCGCCGAGCCCCTGTGGATGTGGTCAGCGTGTCCCAGAGCTCACGGTCCCGCTGGCAGTGCACCTCGTCGAACACGATACCGGAGCAAGACATGCCGTGCTTGGTGTGGGCGTCTGCGCTAATAGCTCGCATGCGCCTGCCATCCTTCGTGACGATCTCCTTGCGAAGGACGGTACACAGCGACGACAGAAGCTTCGACTGCATCACCATCCGGGCGGCGATGTCGAACACGATCGATGCCTGGTCCCGATCGGCAGCGGCACAGATGACTTCGGCGCCCGGCTCCCCATCACCGAAGAGAAGGTAGAGGGCGATACCTGCGGCCAGTGTCGACTTCCCGTTTTTGCGTGGTATCTCGATGTACGATGTACGGTATCGGCGGGTGCCGTCGGCATTGAGAGCGCCGAACATCGGTCTGATGATGTCGTGCCACTGCCAGTCAGACAGGGTGAATGGCTTGCCTGCCAGCTCGCCCTTGCCGTGGGTGAGCACCTGGCCGAAGAACTTGCTGACCATGCCTGCGCGGCGCTCGTCTACTTCAGCATCCGCAGGATGTCCGGATCCACCTCGTGCTGCTCGGTCGCTCCGGCTTGGCTTTCGGCGGGCAGGCGGCTTGAACCTCGTGTTCGCGGCTGGAGGTACAGGCCCGCCAGTATGTCCCGCATCCTGCTCTCCGTCCGGCTGAGCTCCGCCCAGGCTGGGTGGAGTTTTTCGTCTCCGACCCTTGGAGGGTTTTCCGCCACCGCTGCGCGCAATAAGTCCGCCCGTGCTGCGACTCTCGCCGCTAACAGAACTGACATCA